GCTGCTTAACAGACTTATCATCTATTGCATCCGAGACTTCATAGTGGAAGGGAGGAGTTTCGCTGCGCATGAAGTCATCAGGAAGAAACAGCTTGCCAAATGATATTAAATCTTTACTTGCTAATTCAAATACTTCTTCTGCCTGCGATACATTCTGTGTATTGATGTTCACCGCATTCTCATTTCTACTTCATATTCCCGTCTTTGCCACTTTTGAGTTAAGACATCTTCAATATGGGCAACTTTTTCTTTTTTAGTATCATACCAAACACCAGAATCTTTTATATATCTATTAGGATGTAAATCATGTTTATATTTTGAAGGCCAATGATAATATCCGTCATCAGCTAATTCTGGTTTAACACCTGCTTTGTAAGCGGCTCTATAATCATAATAATGTAAGTGATCGTCTGGATTTTTTCCTATACCTGTTTTCTTAGACCACTTGGAATACCATTTTCTAAATTGTTTTTCACTGTCAGACATCACTCTTCTCAGGTAGGACTTCTTGCTTAGCAGATTCTAACTGGTCTGGAGAGAATCCTTGGAAGACACCAAAGACGCCTACATCACGCTGTTTAACAGTATTAACAGATGTGCCTATAATTTTACCTAGCTCTTTAGTAGACTGTAATATGATGTTATCATCTTCACTATTATCTGCTAAACACTTAAGCCTGTTTAAAACATACTTGTGGTCAACACCTAACGCTTTAGCAACGTCTAATACTGTCTTCTCTATTTCTTGCATAACTCTCTCCTGTTTTAAAAGTACTAATGCTTTCTTTTTAACTTTGTCCTCACTAGCAGCAGTTTGAAACGCATCAATGTAAGCTTTAACCGGGCCCATTCCCGTAACGACATTAGTAGCGAATATCTTTTCATTGTTCGTCACCTTCTTACGTTTCCTTACTCTCATGTTCGTGTACTTAATCTTCTTAGAAAATGTGTACCTATTAGGATGCTGGTCAAAATCAGTATCCATGAAAGTCTTCTTATTGTTAACAAACGTACCTACTACAGTCCTTACATAATTCTTTGCCCATTTATAATTTTTCCTGTCATTAGGATGATTTAAGTCAGCTACTTTTAACAGCTGGATAATCCTGTCATCATCACTGTATACCCAATCTCCCTCTTTACCATCTCTCCAATCATCAACTATAGGAGGCTCATCTTTCTTAAAATGATCAACATACTCACCTACATCTTCAAAGATGTAATGACGCTTCCCTTTAATTTTTTGGTATTCCATTTATCTCATCAATCTTGTGTCTAAACTTTATATTCTCTTCAGTCAATTCATCTAATAACTTAGCAATAGGCTCTTCTACAAAATATACTATGTCATCTATCTCTATAGGAAAGTCCTTCCCTTCTTTCATAGAGATAATCCTCAGTATGTCTTCTTGCAACTCCATTGGTAAGTGAGATATGAAATCTATACTAATTCCCATTTCTCAGTCCCAATCCTTCCTTGCTGTATACTTATGGTTTGACTTATACATACGATGTGTACTCTTTTTATACGTCTTTTTCATAGGAATAAATTTATTACCTATTATTTCTCCATCAAATACTTCAATTAATTTTGATAATAACTTAGACTCCTCAATATTGTCAATCCGTAATTCATACTTACCACACCCCTTACTGAAAATATCTAAAGGAATGTCTTTAGCAATACTCTCATTATTCCTCTTAACAAACCAATAACATTTCATCTTATTTTCTAAATAACAACTGTTACAAGAAATATTCCTTTGTTTTTCCGATTTTTCCATGTATCCCTATATATATATTATATTTTCTTTTATATATTATATATCCCCCCTATTCTTTTCTTTTCTTTACTCAACTTTCTTTTCTTTTCTTTAACATAGCTGCAATATACAAAAATGACCATGTTGTAGTCAACACATATGCTATTTTGATATAGGGTGTTTTAACGAGGTACACCGGTCTCATAGAGACTTTCCGTAAATAGAATTTACGTTGTTTTTGATTTAGGAAATTAGAAGTCTGTAACTAATATAAGGAGAATACTATGGTATTCAAAGAGATGGCCATTCATAGCGTTCTGCCTACCTTAGCAGCTGTTAAGGAGATGGGCGCTAGATTCCCTAACTGGAATAAAGTAATGAACCTTGCTAACCAGTGCCAATACGCACAAGCAGGCATGGCATTACTAACTGATTCATTTGGCAATCAGCATGTTATTCCTCAGGCTCAGTTGAGCCAACCTGTGGATCAACCTGCTCTTCCTCCTGCTGCTCATGTAGCGGAGACTACTGAATCTATTCAGGCTGTTAAAGCTGAGATCAATAAGACTCAGGGTAGAGCTCTGTCTGCTGTTGAATCTGGCATTCGTGCTGATATGCAGGCTGGTTTTGATGAAATCAAGTTACTACTAACCCCTCCTGCTTCCGCTCCAGAGAAGTAAGAGGTTCCAAAGGAGGATCTGGAGAATTAAGGGGCCTTCGGGCCCCTTTTTTTTAAGAAGTTCTTTGATATGTATCGCCGCTAAGCTCGCAATGCAACAGCAACAGCGATATAATGCACCATTATAGTTGTATGCTACATTTATACTTCTTTATAGTACTTGTATGCTACAAACATGGTCTTGCAACATGCTACAGGTGGTTCAATGATATTAATACATACTTAAACAATGATGTATTCTATCATAGTTCTACTGATAGATCGTCTTGAGTCTATGAAGGATGATAATCGTAAGTACAATGCAGAGTTCCGTTCTGATATGTATTGTGCGATACACTTCCTTAATAAGCTTAAGAGATACTATTAGTAGTCGTAACCACTGAATGGGATTCGGAGTCTAACCAGCTTGGCAACAGAAATGGGTTTGAACAAAGATTTTAATTTAATTGCCCTCTAATTAATAGCAATCGTTAAACAATGAAGATGTTGCTAGCTGTGGTCGGCTAGGTAGGCCATGACATTGGTAAATTTAGGTTGTCGCATATCAAAGATATAGGCGTACTTGAGGGCAAGCTTTTAATAATAATAAAAAGGGAGCATAGGATGAATTCACCAACTATTACACTTAGCAATGGGTTGACTATTGCTAATTTCTCATCACCTCATCCATTTACATTTACTACTGGTGAAGTATTGCCAGCTTGTGAAGATAATTGGGCAAAGGAGATGATGCTGGATATTGATGAGACAGAATATCCTGTTAATGAAGATGGGCTGGTATGGACAGATGTATCATTAAAAATTGATGTACCAAGAGATGTGCGTGAAGAATTGTATAAATTGATGCATAATGATGATATTGATATTATTCTTGTACCTCATATGGTATTGCAAGCTATGAAGGATTGTCCAATGATTACTGATAAGTGTCGTGTTATTCGTGTTGCAGATAGAATAACAAAAGAGATATATCCAGATAAATTCTGTATTTAAAACAACTGTAAAGGGTCTATTACAGGCCCTTTGCTTTTAATTAACCACATACTGAAATACTAAAAGGAGAGCATAATATGAAACAATCTAAACTAAATAAACAAAAGAAGTCTAAACTAAACAATGGATTTGCAGTAGAAGGCAGAACAAAGCAACAAAGAAAAAATAATGCGATGAGAGCTGCTATTAATTCATTTGAAGGTATTGTAGTTGGTGATACTCTTAAAGATAAATACTCACATATGCACAGACAGATTGCAAATGACAGAGCTGAACAAAGAAGACTTAAAGAAGAAAAACTGCAAGAAGAGGTGTAGTATGAGTATTGAAAAGGTACACCACAAATCATTTGTTGTTTGGGATAATGTAGGGAACTTTGTACATTTTATAGGCACATATAAACAGTGCATTAATTATGTAAATGAATTTTAATTTGCATCCCAACCCATAGCATACTGTGCGGCCCTGTGAGACCGTACGCACACAGCAGTATGTTATACCCGATGGCTATCGGAGATTGGTTATGTGTTTGAGGCCGTTCTCTGCAATAGATCGGGAACATAAGTGTGCAGCTGGTTTTGCCTGCTTCCAGTGAGAACAATAGCAGGCATTTTTATAATAAATGAATTGATGTAAAGGAGTATTACAATGGAACGAGATTTTGAGTATGATGAGTATGGTCGTAAGTTTGAAAGAATTCGTAAACCTGAAGGTTGTCGTCGGTGTTCTAATAATTGTTTTGGGGCTGTGCAAACTCTTAAGAAGTGTGGATATATAGTTGAAGTATCTGGTGAAAGAATATCTGAATACAAGAGAGTTCGTGATGTAACAGTAGAGGAACATGGTATTAATAAGCCTTATAAAGGTGTTTATGCCTGTATTATTTGTGGTGATGAACAAGT